AGGACTTTCTGTTTTCTTCGAAAGGCATGACTCAGTGTAGCTGACCGACCTTATTCGCTAATCTAACTAACCTCTCACTAATTTTACTTAAAGCATTATGAGTGGTTTTCCAATAATCTCTGGAATCAACTTTCAACTCATTTTTTAATTTAACATTATACTGAACCATTCGTTCTAACTCTTTAAGATTATCACGAGTTTCTCTCATAGCCAATCCAATTTTTTGCTTAGGACTTAAACTCTCATCGTTTCTCCAAGCGTGATATCTACCTTCATTTATATGGGGATTTTCTTGTTGTCCTCTACCCCAACTCTGTATTAAGTCATCAAATGGAATAAGATGTTTTGAATATGCTTTATCCACAATTCTTCCGTCTGTTTTTTCACCAGTTGACCTATTCATCATTTTAATTACATCTCTAACTTCTCTTGAGAATTTTATATAAGCTTGGTCAAATTTTCTCAGTATAGTACTGGCCTGTCTTTTTTGACCTTCATTTACGGATTCTTTTCTCAACTTCGGGTCATCGGCAATAAAATGACCAGTTCCATCGGTTGGTTCTGTATGACCACCTTCGTAACCGGCCTTACCTTTTTTCTTACCCTTTTTATTACTACCCTTAAATGAATGTGGTGTCTGATATTCTCCACCTACACTTGCAGTGGAATTTGCCTCGTCTAATTCTTGTTTGATTAACTCTCTAACAAGTTTACGAATTAAATTTTCTCTAACCCGTGACATTATGTAGTTCCTTGATGAGTTCATAGTATCTCATTAAAGCCACAACCTGTTTGTCTTTAACAATCTTACCTTTTGACAAATTAGTCGTCTGTTTAATTGCTTCTGTCAATTTAATTTTTGTAATATTATCTGTAACTCGTGGTAAAATTTTATTAAGAATTTGTTTTATTTTTACTACTTCATTATTTATAAATTCTCTTAATGAATTGGTATTAGAAATATTATTAACGTATTCTTTCAACAGATTTCGTTGCATAGAATTAAGATTCTTATACTTACCATTAAAATTATCCACCATTAACTGATAAGAAAGCAATCTTAAATCTTTATCTTCTTTCTTAAATTCAGAAATTACTTGACTATCTGTATTCTTTGATTTGACTTTATTACGTGTAATATGTTCTATAATAGAAAAAGTACTATCTACTTCATCTACTGGATCAAATGTAGGAGTAGTTTCTGATAAAAACTTCTTATAAATTGAAGCATAAACTTTAAAGTTTGGAATTCGTGCTCTGAAAAAATCTTCCACAGTGTAGTTTTCTTTAATCTCTTTAATAAGATTATACTTTTCAGTACGGAGTTTCTTGTTTTGTAATTTTTCTCTCGTCTTTATGACGGCATCTACTAACTTTTCTGCCTTACGTGACGAATTATAATTTTCCTTTAACAATACTTGATAAAGTTGATTTTCTTTACCAAGTTCTGTACTTTCATTAAAGAATTTCTTTAGCATCTCGACAGATTTACTTTTTTCATCACCGTTCATTATATCAACGGTAATTTGACGGGATAATAATTCAAAAAGAATTCCCGTATTTTTTATCTTTGAGTGTTTTACTCGTTGGGCCATAATTTATGCTCCTAAATAGTATAGTTCTTCATCTATAAATATAAAAACTTCTAATAATTCGTCATTTAAGTATCACTTAAAGATGAAGATACTTCATTTTTATATTCTTCTTCCACATCAGTTGTTTCAACCAAAATTTTTCTATCTTCACGACTTACTTTTCCTAAACTTTTCTTCAATGCATCGTAATGTGCCAGTGCAATCCCATATTTTGGACTTCCACTACCACCTTTTCTCTTGTCGTGAGCTCCAAGTGGATCTCGACCCCTTATACTTGAGTCTTTTCCGTGTTTAGGTCCCTCTTTTGGACGACCACTTCCTGGCCACCCATCATCTGGCATATCCATTTCTAATTCTCGACTTGTTCTTCCCATTCCGGGAGGTCCACCACCGGGAGGAGCTCCACCTTGTTCCCCACCAGCCATCGCTCCTTGTGTTCCAACGGCTTCTTCACTTTGAACTGGATCATTTCCTTCCATTTCAATCTGTGACCATCTAAACTTTCGTTTTTGGTCTTTTAATAATCCAAGTCTAACACCTTTCTTCTCTTCTTCTGTAAATTTAAATACATTATCATAAATCCACTCAGTATCTGCTATTTTAGAATCCATTAGACTTGAAGCAAGACTTTGTTTATTATTCCACAATTCAATCTTTTCTTCTTCATATATCGTAGATGGATTTTTTAATGCTAATTCAAAATTAACAAGTTCATCATCTGTATATCCCTGAGCGTATAGATGAACTATTGCAATCTTTGTTAATTCACTCGTAACAATTCGTTGAATTCTTTCAATAGTTCTTGCAAACCTTACATCTTCTGCTGCAAGTGTTGCTTTACTACCGACTGCCTCATCATATCCAAGAAATGCCTTTGGAACTTTTAATGCTGCTAACATTTTATTTTTTAAATATTCAATATCTTCAGTTGCTTCATAAGTTAAACCTGGTAGTGAATCTATTTGTGTTCCACTATCTCCACCACGAACTGGTAAAAAGAAATCCTCTGTAAGATTTTGAATGTTATATTTCAAATTGTAATCACCTGTATTTTGATCCATTACGGGTGCCTTCTTCATCTTATTAATTATCTTTTGCATAAAGTTTTCAACTTCTGCGGGTGGAATGTTTCCAATATCAATTTTGAAAACTCTCTTTTCTGGTGCTCTCATAATTCTATGAATTAACATAGCATCTTCCATAAGAGATAATTGTTTCCAAATCTTACGACCACCCTCAATCATACCTTTACCGTAAGGTAAGAAATTTGCATCCGATAGTAATCTAAAATGTGCTATTTCAAAGTTTTCTAATTCTTTATTTCCACTCATATTAGAACTGTGTCGTGAATCACCTTCCTCAACTATAAATGTTGTTAGATATGGATTCTCTGGATCTTCTCCTTCAATACGAGTAACATCATATGCTGAAAGTGGAACTACATTTGTAATACCATACTTTTCTTTAATGTCTAAATAGAGATAAAAATCTCCATATTTACATAGGTTACGAACCCATGGCCATAAATTAAATTCTATGTTTAATATGTCATAAAAAAGATTATGTAGAATATCGTGAATATTTTCATTTTCTGAAGTAATCTCCAATATCTTACCGTATTCATTTTTCATTGTAGATTCATCTGAATAAATATCTAATGCACTTGATATAATTGCATCATTATCCATTTCTTCATAATCTCTAAATAAAGCTAATCGTTGTGCCTGAAAACTAATTGCCTGTGAATGACCATATCCACCCGTTGATAAATTAGTATGTAGTCTTGACCATCTATCTACAAGACTATTTCTCTGTGCACTTTGGACTCTCTCCGTATCGGCAATTTTTAACTTTTTACCACCTGCATGTCTTACGATTACATTTGTGGAAAAAAGTCGTTGTAGTCTTGCTCTTAAATTTGTTTGTGCCATTTTATCCTCTTATTATTTTATTAACCAAGTTAGATCTTCTTTTGTATTTCCAGTTTCCATTACCCACTCATCATTTTGATTATCAGCTGGTGTATAAACTGCTTCATAATCTAACATTTTATTTAAGACTGTTTTCTGTAAGGCTATTCCTTCTGCATTTAATCTAAGTGCAGTATCTCTTACCCATAATCCTATCGCCAAACTCATTGCAAGGTCATCATTGTATCCTTGCATTGCTTCAGCTTTATTGTTGTGCCATATAAACACAAATAATTCATCAATTAATCTGTCCGAATGAACGATAACAGATTTTTCTCTGAAATATTCTTCTAATTTTGCTATCACTAATGGTCTTGTCTTGGAAGTCATACTAAATCCAGGTACCATTTGTCTATCTTTTTGTCTGTATCTGTTTGTTATTTGTCTTGCAACATCTACAAACTGTAAATCTTTACTTGTATAAAATAAGTTATCATACTCTCTATCAATAACTTGTTGTATAGTAGCCCAACCAATACTTGAATTCTCAATAACAAGTAATGCGTTGTTATACTCCATAGCAGTATTCATACATAAATTACCAAAATCTTTAGTAGGGATTTTTCCCTTATATTCTGCCACTTGTTCCATACTCTCTATTTCTATTACATGAAATGCAGAAAAGTCTGATGCATCACCACGAGCAACGTCAGCAGCAACTACATAATTTTTATTATAGTTTGGCTGTCTCCAAATCCATAAATTACTATCCATTCCTCTCTTTTCAACTGGATCTTCAATTTGAGTATTTCTATATTCTTCTAAAATAACACCATCAACTACAGTTTGACCCGAAGTGATGAAGTCACAATCACATTCTTGTGCGGCCATGGATGGACCTAAAAGTTTATCTTGTTCATCTCTCCATGATTGTTCTCTGTCTGGATGTAAAGTCCAATGTAATTTGATAAAATTCCAATCATTATCACCTTCTTCAGCACCTACCCAAGTTTTATGAAACCAATTACCAACACCATTTGGTGTGGAGAGTGCAATACATTGACCACCAGTAGATAGAGTACTTTGTGCAGCAGTCCATATTGTATCAATCTTATCAATGAATGCTGCCTCATCAATAATCAATAATGACAATGCCTCTGAACGACCTGCATCTTCAGTAGATGAGATAGCCTTTACTTGTGAACCATTACTGTATCTTAATGATAATTTATTATCTTCAACACACTTTGACTTAACCCAACTCGGTAAATTTGCGTGCATCACACGAATCTTTGTTACAAGGTTTTTAGCAGTATCTTGTTTAGTTGCAATAACCAATATATTCTTATCACTCTGAAAGGTCATCATCCACAATGCGTATCCAGCGGTTAATGTTGATATTCCCAACTGTCGTGCCTTTAAAATAACATTATAATTATTTTTCTCAAAATCATATAATGTATCTTCTTGAAACTTATATAATGAAAATGGAATTTTACCTTGTATTGGATGCTGAATAACAGCATACTTCTTTAGAAAATATACAGGGTCCTGTGCACACTTTAGATATTCCTTTTTGATGACTTCTTTTATGTTATTATCACTCATTAATTTGCTATGTCCACTATTTTAATTCCAAGATATGTTGGAATAGTTACCGCGGCCATTCCATATCCAAAATACAACCACTTATTTTCATACCAACTTGGTTTTGCTAATTTTGTCAGTTTTTCATTGGCATCATTTTGTAATTTCAACGATTCTATTTGTTTACCTTTTGCCACTATTATTAAAGAATCAAGATTAGCCTGATCCTCCAAGTTTTTCATCAAACCTTCATAATCAGTAATCAATACTTTCTGTGATGAAATTAATGAATCAGCCTTTTCTATTTTACCTTCCCATTGGGCATCACGAGCATTTAACATCTCTAATGCCTCAGCATATGTAAACGTTGTTATATCTTTTCCATCTTTTTGTATCTGCTGTCCTAATAATGGGATAAATAGTAGTAATATCCAAAGATATTTCATATTCACTCCTTATCTATGTAAGACGTAAACTATACCACTTGCACCAATTGTCACTTTATTTACACCTATTGGATAAAGTGTATCTGCTGTCAATGAAGTTCCTGGTATTGTTCCACCACCTGATCCGTGAACAACAACATTAGTTACTACTTCACATATAAATGCTGCACCAGCATTTGAACCAGTAAAAGCTACTGTTGTAGATGAATCAACTTTTGTTATTCCGTTGTAATCACCGAGTTTCTGGTCAGTTGGTTGTGACCTAAACATTGTTCCTGAATGTACATCAGCCATTTAATTTCTCCTCATATATAATTATTTACTTTTTGAAAACTTCCTTAAAAAATCTGCTGCATCTTCTACATCATCATTTTCGTAAGCTATTTCCATCTTCTCAACATCTTTTTTGTGTGTTGTCAATTTTCTTTTTAAATTTGTTATCTCTTTTTTATTTTTCTTTTTATTTACTTGTAATTTCTCTATTCCCTTTTCAATTTCCTTTTCTTTCTTTTTATTCTCCTTTATAACTCCTACTAATTTCTTCACTTCTTTTGATTTTTTAGCACTTAAAAAAGTACTTAAACCAAAAAGTCCTAAAATACCAATTATGAGTTTCTTTAACCAATCCATATTTACATCTCCATTATTTTTTTATAAGTAGACTTACTTTCTAACTGTTTAGTTTTCGAAGGTTCATCAAATTCACTGTCATTAAGGTCGCCATACTTTCCATATCCGTTTGCATCCCTATCAATTTTCTCATCAAACCCCTTATCGAAAATATTTACTGTTTTATGTATTCTAAATGTAGTGGCCTTTCTTCCATTTATAGTCGGCATCCCATGTTTATCTACACCTATATCTTTTATTACCATTTTCTTGTTTTTAAATTTTCCTACAAGTATAGTATCACCCTTTTTAACATCTATTGTAATAGCCATTATGCTCTCCAACTTATCATAAGATTCTGTCCATCAAGTTTTTCCGTTACATTATCTTCTCTATTTAACTCTCCACCCAATCCCATCTCTATGATATTTTTTAAATCTTTAAAAGTCAAATCTTTATCATCAAAAGGATGTGCCATATGTCCGTATGCTCCACCCTCTGTTATTAATTCTCTAAGTTCATCATTCCACCAATTTTTTGTAAGTGGTGAATATTTTTCAACATGAAGTCTTGGTCTACCACCTTTAAATTTTGGATTTGGTTTCTTTTCCCCATCAACAGTTAAACCCTTTGATTGCATTGAAGTATTTCTTGTTTCATCACCTATTCTACCATCGGCATCAATTCCTGATGCTA